GAGATCTATCTTGTCCGATAGATGGATCGCAGTCTTTGTAAATTATTTTAACCTTCAAGATCTACCGCCCCACTGGATACTTGGGAACGCCTCAGATACACATGCCTTGGTAACCTTGTAACGCTTACCCAGTTCCTTGTCCTTTGCTTTGATAACAACCTCTGCCTCATCAGGATGCAGACCTTCGAGCAGTTGAATGAACATCTGCTCACGCTTCATGCCACTGATGTTAGATCCACCCTTGAAGAAGTGGTGCAGCAGTCGTGCTTCATGTTCCAGTTTGGTGTGCTCAGTGCCAACAGGTGCTTCGTTCTTATTGAAGGGAGGAGCACCCTCAGGCAGCAGCGAGACCACACTCTCATCGTAGTTAATGATAAGCACAGACTTCAATGCTGCGCTCTCATTATCTTTGAGGATCTTGATCTTTTCTGCTTTGGTCTTTGCGTTGTGTGCCTTTTGTAGGATTTCGGAGATTAGCAATTTCATTTCAAAAATCAGTAATGTTGTCGAGCATCTCATTCAACTCATGACGAGCAAAATAGACGTAGAGTTGACCCCTGGCTGGGGGTTCAGAAGATTCAAACATATTTATGATGTCCGTATGAACCTCATCAGGAATACATTCAAAGTCAATGAGTTTCCTGTTGCGCTCATAGTTAACCAAGGTTTCGTTGTTACAGAACTCCTCGGGAGATTGTTCAACCCAGCGAGCAAGTTTAAGTTTGGAGATAGGACGTTGCCTTTTCTCCTCAACGAACGTGTCATCATCAGACAGATAGTTGGGGATGCCATCACCTCGGTCGCCCTTGATGATGTGCTCCAACAGATACTGCTTCGGATCTTCGCATTGTACAAACTTCTTTTGGATAGGGTTGTATTGATCAACAAATCTATACTTTTGAAGTTGTTGGAAGTCCTTGTCACCTGACAAGATCAGGACTTTCTGTGGGGGTTGCATGTTGTTCTGCAACCTGATGTTTCGGTATGCCTGATCTTTGACCAGAGATGCAATGATATCATCTGCTTCTGCACCATCAACATCGATGACTTTGTAAGGAAGAAACTCTCTGATCTCATCACGAATGTGATTCAAGACTTCAAAGATCTCATTCCAATCAAGTTTAGACTTTTCACGGTCTCTCTTACGGGTGCCTTTGTAGTAAGGGAATGCTTTCCGACGCCAGTAATTCTTACTATCATAACAAAGGACCAGTTCACCATATTCCTTACCAAACTTACTGCGATAGAAACGCAGAGAGTTCAGCACCATATGGCGGACCAGTCCTTCGCTAATAGTTGTAGATGTACTCGTCAAGGAAACCATCAGGTTGCTGATGCAAACCTGATTCATGTCAACAAGGATCATTAGACCTCAATCGTCTTCGTCATACATCATATCATCTTCATCATCAATGTGCAAGTAGATAAGGGGTTGGTCAGTGAGCATACCGTCCTCATCATACATCTCAGGATGCATAACGACTCGTGCATAGTCTGCACGGTCAACCCACACATCAAAGATATGCTTTAAGTTCCAGGATGCTAAGAATCCCAGAACAAAACTTCCAATCGTGAGGAAGAAGGCGATGTAAAGAAATGAAGCATCTGCCATGGCGTTCCTCCTATGCGGTCTAAGTATTTATGGGAGAATCCAGATAATTCTCCGAGTATGCTACATCCCACAACTCACTGAGGATAGTATCATACTCTTTGTACTCTGAACTGTTGATAAGACTCACCTGCTTAGCACGAACGGCATTGTAGATAAGTTTCCATTGATGATGATTGAGATTCATTTGTTTCTCTTCACTTTGGTTCCAGGTTTGCGTCCTGGTTTACGTTCTGCATGATACTGCCACGCATCTTGAAGTATACCATAGAGGTATTCCTTGATCTTTCTTGCTTTTTGTTTGGGGATGTGACCATATGCCTCACGAAGAGTCTTGTCACCACCCTTAATGTAACCTTCCAGATCAAGAATTACCTCATTAAGTTGAGCAGCAGACGTAGATTCAATGAACTCATTGACCTGACGACGTGTCCACTTATTAGTTTTCAAGTATGGATATAGTTTGAAGAGATACTTCTGCTCGGTCATGGCAAGATCTATGGACTTGTCAATCAGTTCGTAGAGTTCTGCTTCGTTAATTGCACTCATTACAAATACTTGTTTTCTCTCAGATATTTAATGGACTCAGTGCATCCACCTGTCCGTTGTCCGTTAATCAGAACCTGTGGGAAGGTTGCTGCTTGTCCAAACTCACGCTTGAATTGATCACGAGTGAACTGTTGGTCGAGGACGTATTCAATATACTCCCATCCTCTCATTCTGTAAACCTCTTTAATTTTTGTACAGTATGGGCAACCAGGACGTGTATAGATTACGGTGCCACCAGGATTCTTTGCCATGTCTTAATGAATAGAGAATAAAAAAGGGGAGCAGTGCTCCCCCAGTATATATTATCGCTTGTCTAATCAGAAGGTGAATTTCAGACCAGCCTTGGTGCCGTAGCTACGGTCAACACCAGCAACGCCACTGCCAACGAATGAGACTTCGCCGTAAGCAGACAGTTGATCGGTCAGACCAGCAGACAGACCTGCCTTACCCGAAGGAACGGTGTCAGAAGCGCCACCGTCAGGAGCGACGATAGTAGCACCGCCTTGGACATACCAGGAAGCGGACTCGCCCAGAGCACCCTCGTAACCCACATGGGTGTCGATGTTCGTGCCAGAGTAGTTGCTACCAGTGAAACCGCTGTTAGCCTCAACATTCACATAAGGACCTGCAAAAGCAGCGCCAGCGAACAGGGGGGCAGCAGCAGCGGCTGCGAGAACAGATTTGATCATTTGAATTTCCTCGAAAATTTACTTGCGGAATGGTTACCCGCAGATGATGGGTCGGGTTCGACTTTCCGACCGCCTGTGTATTGTAGCACAAGATCACCGAGTAGTTGAGGGGTCACTTTGTTACAAACCGTTAAGCAACGGTCACTTATTTATAATACCAGAGACTGAGAATTTGTCAAGCGTGTGACAGTTGTGTTATGAAAACGTAACAACCAATACAATTCGACGCTTCTCAGTCGGAGGTATCATACCATGCCACCCTTCAAAGACAACGATGTCATCCTCTCTGGGGTGGAAGGAGTCAGTCTCTTGGAATGACTCGTCTGTAAGTATAGTAGGTCCCCCTGCGTCTGTCAAGTACACCAGCATGTTCTTGTGGGGGAACTGGTGGTCCACATGGGGAGGGGTCATGAGTTGCTCCCCAGGGTGGACACAGTTAGCATTAATCCTATACACACAGTTAACAGGAATCTGATTGAGTGCAAAGATCTCTTCTATCATAGGAACAATCCTAGGAGTCCACTGAGATCCCATGGTGGGAAACAGTTGCCCTTCGATGTCACCAAACCTAGGACGACCAACTAGAACATGACTATAAAACCCATCAGTATTGAACTCACTCTGCTGTGCATTCATCACAGTGAAGTCAGTCCAATACCAAGGGAAGTCAGGTCCAATAATCAGTCTCTTGATCTCTCGATAGTTGAGAGAGTCAGGAGTTTTTAATATTGTAAATGTCATTTACCGATGGCATCTCTGATTGCTTCGATCTGTTCAGGTGTAGGATCCTGATCGATCTCAATAGGTTCAGTGGGCATCTCGGGGTTTACAGTTTCTAGTTCTTCAACTGCTGCTTGGAGATCATTGATGTCAGGATTATCCAAACGTTCAATCTCACCCAGAGTACCATTGTAGTATCTCTTCCATGCTTTCAGCATCTTCTTACGACCCTTAGGGTCATCAGGATACTTACGAAGGATCTTTGCAAGACCACTGAGTTTTCTCACACCGTCAGCAAGACGGCGGTTGGTCCTCTCATCACCAGGAGAACCACCAAAACCTTTGCTCATTAATAAACTTCCTCAATTGTTATTCTAAATTTGATGCGATCCAACGCACGATCTGATTGACAAATATACCACACATTAGAGTCTCTGTTATGTGACTCTTGATATATCGACTCCTTAGGTTGGAAGGAGTTGTTGAATCTGTCATCAGCATCCTCGCCCACAGTCTTAACACGAATTCTCGTTGGAAGAGTCACGCCAGAGTTAGCATCTCTGGGGTAGTGTGGAGTAGCAGGGTTGCTATTAGCATCCTCGTACGTTGATTTTGTAGGTTGTCTAGGTGGCCATTCGAGATCGAAGGACTGACCCTTGGCATATGCATAACCCTCATCAAGAACATTAAAGAGTTCAATCGCACATCCCCAATAGATGCTGTTACCAGATCTGGGGTTGAGATTTCTCGATGAATCTTTAATAGTGTATGGCCAAAATGCCATGCGAAGTTTGCCTGTTACATCGTTCGCTTTCTTCTTGTTGCCATACTCACCAAGAATATAGTCATGCATGAAAGACATCTTACTATATTGTCCGTTAGATGTCACGGCAGATCCCTTGGGATACCCACCACCAGAATTTATACCAGTAGCATAGTAAGAGTTGAAGGAATTGATAGTGCTATATGTGTTCAGAGCACTAGAAGACCTGAACTGTGCAAACCATGCCATGAATCCCTGAGAGTTTGACATGTGTACATAGTCTCTCAGTTGAGAGAACTGATTCCCTGCTGATGGTTTACAAATCAAACCACGACCATGCTCAAACAGTGAGTTGTAATAGATACCTCTACCACTTCTGACACTAGGAGTAGCAGAAGATGGTCCTGTGGCGTCTATCTGAGTGCTCAGAACGTGTCCTCTGCGGTTAGCAGAATCCTCATAGAATCCCCAAGCAGGTGCATTAGCATTCCATTCACTACCAGCATAGTAAACATCATTCCAATTTGCTGCCTGACCATTGGCAGCATTGGTATCCAACTGACCCTGATCCCAGACGCTAACCTTATCTGTCCATTCATTCTGTCGGTAGTCCCACAGTTGAATAGAGACTTTCTTGATGCGACCACCAGAAGTGATGTTTGCACCAGTCTGTCCATTGATTCTAGGATTAGCAGAGGCAGCCTCTGTACGACCCTGTGCCTCACCAGTATTAGGTGTGGTTCCAACGTCGAAGTTCCATGGTTTCTCGAATACCTGAGCAGCACGATCAAACAAAGCAAGTCCCAGAGATGCCATACCAGACAACGGTCCCCGAAGAACTTCTGTCAGTTCAAATGTAACTGTATCTCCCCTGGCAACAGAGAAGTCTGCAAAGTTGTGACCAATAAACGGCCAGTTCTTTACTGAGATGGTGTCCTGATAAACAACACCACCATTCTTCTTCAATACGAAAGTGAATTTAATCTTCTCAGACTCAGGAGAACGAATTAGAGCACCGAATGCTTTCAAACTTAATTGACCACTCCTCTGTGCTGTGATTGTCTGAACAGTATTAATTGAGTTGGTGTATTCACCATGACACTTACCACTCTTAGAGATATTGTGCTCGTTTGTACTGCTTGCTGGTGTCTTAGGACCACATTCTGCTCGGAACAATATAGAGTTACTGAAAACATCATCAAAGATATTCTCATTACACCCTTCCCTAACCATAATATCAATCTCAATAGGATCAGGTCTGTCCCTATCGTAGACATAACATTCGATGCCCTCATACTCCCACTCAGAACCAGGAGTAGAGATTTCATAACGAACCTTGAAGTCATCAAAGTCATCATCACCATTGAGAAGATCTTCCCACCACTGCCAGTCATTACCATGGAAGACAACCTTAGAATCCTGATTAGGGTTCATCAGATGGTTGGAGAAGAACACCCAATCACCCTCAACAGATGATGAATGCTTCCATCCAGGTGCTTGACGACTAAACGAAATGGATTGACCATCACTCAGTCCACCAGAATTGCCATCGGGAATCATAAAGAACACAAGGTACTTACCCTTGTACGATTTCAAGGTGGACAAAGGAATCGAATACTGAGTGGTCTCAATATCTCTATTAGCGTCAGCAACAATAACTCGCGACCAATAGATGTTGTCGCCATCTTCATTAGTAATACAAACTCCCCAAGAGTTGTGATATGCAGCAGAACCTTGCTTGATATTGTAGGTAATAATGAATGGAACCTTAGGGTCCGAGGGAATTTTGTAACTCAGTCTGCTTGGATCATAGGTGGGAGGTGTATCAACATTCCCCATCTTGACCAGAGAATACATATGGTCATCGTTGGTTGATACACTTGTGCGAGAACCACCGATACGAATCATTGCATTGCAATCAGTCGAGTGCCCGTCATACAGACACAGTGCTGTGTTACCATCCTTGCGTGTACCACCTTGATATCCAGATATAGTAACTGGATAGGTGTTACCACTGGTCACAGGGAAAGTAAAAGATCCAGATCCTTTCTCACCACTACGAGAGATAGACTTACCACCAATAGTGATCTTACTGAATGCAACCCCAGCAGTGCTAGGGTCATCATCCCACTCAACATAAATTTTAAGATCGCCAGAACCACCCCCACTTACGACGATGTTATTACTACTATCGAACGTACCCGTGACTGTACTAACACCATCGTTGTAGTAACGATAGAGTTCCTGAATGCGCTCACCCTCAGCGATCCATCCAGTTGCCTTGTCCTTGGTCCTGAAAGCGTATCCCAAGAAGATGCCCTCAGTGTACCCTCCACGGTCCAGGAAGGCGCGTTCACCTGCACCAGGACCATCAGGTCTACCAGGGTTGGCAGTCAGCATGGTGTCCGACACAGTGTCAGAATAGAACCTGAAAATAGGAACGGCACCTTCTACACTATTTTTGAGGAGATAGAACACAGGGTCAGATCCATTAAGGACATACCCAGGTTTGTCTGGTGTAGGTGTCAAACCATAACGATGATCCTGCCCAGAGGTAGCACCTTCAATAACTTCAAGTCTTACATCACAGTTTCTCTTGCCAGCATTGAATGAATAGTCAACAACTGTACCAGCAGCAGGGAGAGATCCACTGAAACCAGATACCCACCACTCAGTGTCGAACTCACCACCATCATTAATTGCTGTTACGTTGAAAGTAACCGTAGCACCACCAACACTCACATTATATGTTTGAGTGCCTGCACTATTGAAGAATAGATTACCTGCCTCAACGAATACCTTTCTACCTGTGAAGTTACCAGAAGAATCTGTGGTCACAACACGAAGGTTGTGCTTAGCAAATGAACCTTGTGTACCACCTTTCTTACCTGTACTGATAGGTGTCAGTTGAATGTTAGTACCAGGACTACCCTTAATATATTCGTAGATAGGCTGACGCTCTGGGAAGCAGTTGGCAACACAGATCTTTTTAGTTGTACTATTTTGTCCTCTGAAATAGAAGTTGTCACAGTCTACTGGTGGCGTTCTCCAAGTACCAGTTGTGTATGGTTTGAAGATACATTCGAGTGCTTCCTGTACACACTTATCCCAACCAGGGTCAGGATCATCATCGCGATAGTTACAGGTAAGAATTTCGCCCTCTCTTGCACCGCCAGTAACGATCCACTTATCCTTTTCTCTGGGATAGTTGTGTCGTTTAATAATACCTTGCAGTTTATATTCATGCACCCATGCACAATCCTCACCATCAGGGACCGTTGGATCAATATCTGGATCAGGAATATTTGGTCTAGGTTGTTCGTCGCATAGAGGAAGGCTTGGGAAGTATTCACACAACCAACACCAGGGACACTCTGGAAAGACAGGAACTATCGTGCCATCATCGTCATCATCAATCGCAATGATTGGTGGCGCTGGGATGGCAGGATAACATCTCTGCACAATGTTTCTAATGACCTCACCAGCAACAGGATCATCGGGAGAAGGATCATCAGGAAGTCTAGGTCTAGGATATATGTTCTCGTTCGGACTAGGACTGTTAGGTATAAAAGGACCATAACAATTTTGCACCAGTTGCCTAATAATATCGCTTCCATTAGGCGGCGTTGGTTGCAGTACAATTTCGTTTGAAGGGGTGGGATAGTAAGGACCAGGGTCAGGTTTCAGAGGAATCTCACCTGCATAACAATTTGATACAACAGCACGAACCAGATCAGAACCAGTAGGAACAAACTGTGTCGGTGGTTCTGGATTAACTGGTCTGAGATTGGTGACAGCAGGAGAGTCGGGACTCTGTGGTTGTATAGGATTAACAGGGGCACCGATCTCATAGCAATTGCCTACTGTCAGGCGAACTTGATCGCCAGCAGCAGGCACAGGGACAGGAGCAGGTTCACCTCTCCTGGCAATGGGGTAATTATTTGCAGCACTGGTTGTACTGCTCGGGAGCAGTGGGATGTCACCAGAATAACAAGGATTACCCGCAACCATATCGTGATTTACTTAACGATATATTTATTCTCCTCCAACCACTGCCGCGTCAATGGAGTCGGAGGGTACACTTCCCACATCTTGCCCGTAGCACACGCTTCAAGCGCCTTCTGGGTCATTCCCTCTGTCTTGCCTGCCCAGGTCGCTTCTGCCTCCCAGGGGACCGCTGAGGCAGGGTAGGAACGCTCTGTCATCTCACGCCACAGACCAGGAACTTTCTCCTCAGGCAGGATGATAGCAATCATAGAGTTCTTGATGCTACCTGCCATACAATCCTGTGCAGCGTGCCACCCTTCATGACGCATCACACTCATGAGTACATTAGGGCGACCCATATATGTTTTGTTCAAGAAGAATGCATTGCTGACAGTATGATAGACACCACGATGACCAACTGGAAAGTATTTCTCATCAGCGAGATATACTTTCACTCCAATCTGGTTCAGTGTCATGAGCAT